TGTGTCCTACAAAATCTTGTAGTTCATCAATGTTTAAATTTACTTGATTCATGTTTAATTGTTTTAATTTAATTGAATTTTTATTCCAGGTAGTTTTTCATTTATATTAGAATAACTACTATGTACCCATAAAGCATTTTTAGGGCAATTTACAGGAGTTCCTGCTTCACCGTCTGTAAGGCATATAAAAGCAGAATACTTAAGTTTAGGGTCATTATAATGGTCCACAACTGGTTGGAAGCATGTGCCCCCTCTACCTTTGATTTCCCAATTTTGTTTAGGATTAAATTTTGATACATCTGTTAATTGTGTATCAAACTGTGCGACAGTGATTTGGTTACCTGTTTTATGCATATGTGTTATTTCATGCATAAACTCTACTAACTCTTCAGTACTTACCGAGCCCGAAGTATCTACACCAACTAGCACGTGATTCTTATGTTTAATTTTGAGTCCCGGACTACCAGAATATCTCTTATTAAATTTTCTACGTAACTTTTTAGTATAGATTTTAGATGCGTTATTAATAAACCTTTTAAGATATTGCTTCCAATTGAATTTAGGAGGCTCTATAATAAATAGTTTTTCGATAATCTCTGCAAGTTCCCCGGGTATGTTACCACATTTCTTTTGGATCTCTTCTGCAGTTTGTTTCATCTGATGTTCATATTGTTTTTGAACTAACTTTTTTTCTGCTTCAGGGAGGTCAGTAACTTCCTTCCACTCTTTATGATCATATTGACTATTACCGTCCATTTGATCTAAAATAGCTTGTAATTCTTCATTATCACTATTACCATTTTCATCACACTCTTGCTCTAGTAATTTATAATACCTATCAGTACCAGCTCTACGTGGTAAAAATATATCAGGGAAAGAGTTTCTTTCTAAACCACCTGGCGGAAGCATTCCGTTGTCAATATATTGGTTGATTTCTATATCCGCCGCAATATTAAATAGCTTTTTATTTGGGTATCTATCTGCTAGTATAATATGTCCAAAAGCTATATGTAATAGCTCATGTTTTAATAGACCTTGTTGATGTAACTCTGAAAGTTCTTCAAAATAATTTGGATTAATAACTAGGCGCATACCTATTCCGTGTTTTCCTACACCTGCGGTAGCACAGCTCTTAATGAATTCTTTTTGCATTCCAATAAGAAATATACCGTAGAAAGGCTCTGTAAATATCAATGTCTTAGATATTCTAGAGAGTTGATCTTGAAGTGTTTTCATAATCCCATATCTCTTGCTTCATCAGCTTTATCTTCAGCTATACGTTCTTTCATTTGTTCATCAAATTCATAATCTTCAAGAGGCTCTTTAAAGAATTCTTCACAGGCATCACAGATAAAACCTTCTTCCGGCTCTGCATGATCTAAACAGTCTTTATTTGAACAAATACTATTAAGTATTGTTGCACCACAGCAATAGCTGCGTCCGTCTTTATTGTCTGTGTATTCTCCCCCACAGCAAGGGCTTACTAATTCTGCCATAATTTTAAGTGTTTAATAAATAAAAGATGGAAATATAAAGCCCACCCATGCTTTCGCTTATAAGCTTTATATCTCCAGATGATCGCTATGCCACTGAGACCGTAACGTATTCAGTATTAAAGGCAGTCACGGCGTGTCATCATTCTCTTATTTTAACTGGAGGTTACCAGTTTGATTAATAAAAAAGGAAAGGAGCGGACTTATATATGGAACCCCTTAGTTAAAAGCCCATAATGCCCGTCTAGCCGGTTTACACTTAAGAGGTACTTTGTAAGTATATCAACTTAAAATTTATTTCTTAAATGCTCAAAAAACTAGTCCTAACCTATAATTGTTTGATAAGTTCAACAACCTCATCTACTTGCTTCTTGTTTCTTGGCATAAAAAGCACATAGTGATGATTGTTGTCTTTAAGATGTTTCTTAAATAATTTCCATCTGAGTGGAAAAGATTCATTTGCGTATCCTTTGGTTTCAATTATCCATTTACCATTAGGATCTACAAAATCCGGGGTATAAGTTATGGCCCTTATTTTAGAGCCTTTATTATACAGTTTCTTTTTAGTTCCTTCATAACAAGCTTGAGGATATACTAGCGGATCAAATATAGTAAAAGTTGTTTTTTCATATTCTACTGAAATTTTAGCTATTTTTAATTCTTTATAGCAATGTAATTCCAATTGAGATTGAAAAGTAATACCTTTATATAGTTGTTTCTTAGCATTCTTTACTTTAGACCTTGTTCTTCTCTTTCTCATAATTGATAACATTAGTCTGTAAATATCCTTCGTATCCTCTAGCTTTATTCCATATATGAACTTGACCTGTTCTTATAGTCCCTATATAACCACGATTTTTATGCCATTCATCATTACCACAAATAGATGGGATAAATCTAACTTTAGTCCCCATATACTCATTAACTTGTTCTTTATGAACATGTCCACAATGAGCTTCCCTAAATTTAGAAGAACTCCACATTTCTGGTTGTTCAGTAGCCATAAGTAAAGCCATTTTATCAGCTTTTACTTTATCTCCATGACACCACATAATCATATTTACTCCATATTGATAATATTTACGAGCTTTGTAATCATTATCTACAGTTACATTTTTATTTTTAAAATATAAAGCAGCTAATACTTCTCCTGCATAAAACATACGTTCAAAATCATGATTACCTTGTACAATAATTACATCAATTGGTGCAAATTGTGATAAATAATCAATAGATTTAGCTACTAGTCCCCAGTATCCTCTAAAAGATTGTCTCCAATCCATATAATCATATTGAGGAGTTCCTTTAGTTGTAGCTCTTGATAGTCCTTCTGAGTTCATACCATCATTACCTATTGGTAATATAATTCGTTCTATATTTAAACCTTCAACTTTTGTATATAACTCAGCAATAACAGTTAGATAATGTTTCTCTATTGCTTTAGGGCCTTCACCAGTTACTTTTCCATAATGAATATCTGGGAGAGAAATCTCAACAACATTTGGATCTTTCCCTTTTTTGTAACTAATTTTAGAAACTTTAGGAGAATATTTTTTAATAGATTCTATTAATTCTTTCTTTATAGAAGGCATATTATGCCATTGATTCATAGTAACTACAGAATATCTTTGTTCTCCATTAGCGCTTTGCCAAAATTTAACAGATTTTACATCTTCTAATGTTAAATCATTTTTAGCTAAATGTTTTAAAAATCCTGAAGATTTAGAAAGATCATCATTATTACTTGAATTCTCATTATTTAAATCTCTTGTAGCTTTATAATCTACCCACTCTTCTGCATTTACTAATTTTCTACATTTTGTTGCTAATGTTTCTGAAATATCTAATCGTTTAGCTAAAAATTCAGAAGATTTTTTTAAATATCCTCTTTTTTGTCTTAAAAAGGCTATTATTTCTTTTTTGTTCATTTTAATATAGTTTTAAGTTTATTAAGATTACCTGTACTTTTAATTAAATCTGATGGATCTTTAGATTTAAATTCGTCAGGTATACATCTATTTACAAAACCATATAAGTCACAAATTTTCTTAGCCATTGTTTGACCAGGATTATTTACATTGTCAAAATCATTATCATATAAAATTTCTATTATGTTGAAACGGTTAGTTAGCTCACTTAGTAATCTTTCATCAGGCATTTGCATTTCACTTTGTAAAGCAATTGCATTATATCCTGCGACATACAAACACATAACATCTTTAAGAGATGAAGTAATAATAAGTTTATTTCCTTTGTCGGGAAGTTGTGAGTAACCTTGAATATCCGTTTTTTTAGTATTACTCAACCACTTATTCTTATTTTCGTAAGGAGAATAGATTTTATATCGGTTATTAAATTTAAAAACGTAAGTTATTGATTTACAACTAAATCTCTTAGCGTTAATCCAATAATGACTTACTGGTTCAATTGCAAATTTAGTAAGTATTTTCTTACTTACCAAATATTTTCGCCAAAAAGTCGCATCTTGTTCATTCCAACTTCTTTTTTTCTTCTTAATAATTACAGGTTTGAATTCTAGTTTTGGATTTTTTTGTCTATAAGCTATACACCCCATTGTAAATTGAATAACATCTTTTTGAGAACTTAATCCTAAATTAAAATCGCAATCTATTATTCGTAAAGCTGCTATAAATGTACAATTATATTTTATTTTAACATAACTAAAACAATCAAATACATGTTCAGATTTACCAAAATCTTTATATAATAATTTACCATTATACGGTATAATAGAAGCGGTTGGAGATTTATCCTCTCTTAGTTCACTACAAAATTTTTTACCGAATTTCTCAAAGCTAGGACAATAATATACAAAAATGTCATACTCAGTAATTTTACTAAGTATGACATCTGTATGTAAATAATCTTCGCTGCTCCTACCGCGAACAGCCATTAGAATGGGAGATCATCATCAGCTACTGCTTGATGAGCTGGTTCTGTATTTTTATCAGAAACCCAATCTTCATTCTCTTTTAACTCTCCATTAGTATCGGGAGTAATTAAATCCATAGTTGGTTTGTGCTCTCCCCATTGTAGATCAGCATTAAAATCAGCATTAAATGATCCATAATCATCATTCAAAGCTTTAACAAATAAATCATTTCTTTCAGGTTTTACTCTACCGAAATATTTTGTATAAACTTGTTGATATCTATCATCTTTGACTCCAATCAGAACTCTAACTTCATTTGTAGTTAATACGTCCATTAATGCTTTAATTTCTCCTGTATCTCCTTTAACTATAGATGATATAGTATCAAATGATACTTCATCACCAGAAGCTACATTAGCCCAAGCTTTAGTAAAATTAATAAGAGTTTCTTCTCCTGTATAAGCTTTTCTTTGACCTTCAGTTTTCCACCACTCATATGTAGGGGCGTCATTAGACCAAGTAGACTGTCCAATATTATTTATCCATTGGTTCTTACCCGTTTGAGAAACTCTTGGTTTATTTTGTGTAAGAATTTCCATTCTAAAATTACCATCTTGATTTCTTAACCAAAAAATTAATTTAAAATAATCTTCATCCCCCATATTTATATTATAAACAGGTTCAGATTTAACTTTAATATCTATAGCATGTAATTCTTCCATTGTGGGATTAATTGCTATAACATTAACATTTGTAAGGCCTGAATATGTTTTAATCGACCCTAGCACTTCTTCAGTACTTGCATTACTTTTTACTGCCATTTTATTTAGTTTTTAATAATTAATAATTTATAATTCAAAAGTTCCATCTTCTTCCTCTTCTAGATTTAATTCCTCGATAACTTCATTTTCTGTATCTTGTGCAGCTTTTAATAAAGTTTCTTCAGGAGTTTCATATTCCGTCGGACTAAGCATTTCTACAATAGCTTCTTGTGTTTCTTGCATTTGACCTTTAACTTCTTTAACTGTGTCAATAGCTTCATCTATAGCATCTTCTAAAGTTACTTGATTAGGATCTACTTCATCTATTACATCTTCCATACTACTTGGAAATTGTGTAGGTTCAGTCATATCATCTACAAAAGTAAAAGATAAAGTTTTCTTTTTACTAGGTCTTCTACCTTTAAGAAATGGATTTTTAAACATTTCATCTACTTCCCATGGTTTAATACCATACTTAATTGCCATCTCTGGCTTACTAATTCCGTCTTTAAGATCTTGATCGATCATTGAGACAGAAATTTCTGCAGGGGTTTTCCCTGGTGTTACATTTTTTTTCATTTCAATCATTTTTTTGTGTTTAATCTATATATATTTTTGACCAGTTCATAGGCATGGTCTGCCCTTTTAAATGTTTACATCTAGATCCTGCAGTTACATCATCTAAAGAATTAAATGAAATCATAGTTTCATCTCCTTCTCTAAATATATAACCAACAGCATCAGCATTAGCGCATGTTATTTGCTTAATTTTACCAGTTAGGTCAAGATCTTTAACAGCAACTTCTTTACCTTTCTTTTCAAGCATTTTATCTTTTAAATGACCAACTAAAATAATATGGTCTGCTAATAAATTCATTCTATCTAACCACTTTTTATAAGCCATTCTTAAATATAAATAGCCTGCTCCATTTGGTAATGCTAAAATTGACATCCCTGGATTCTTTGTTTCAAAGCTTTTACCCATAGGAGTTTTCATATAAATTTTCTTGCCTTCATTTTCACACCATTCCTCTAATTTACTAATAGTATCAATAGCAATATATTTATATGGTTTTCCTTGTTTAATTATTTCTCTAGCTACATCAGTAAGTTCTATAAGATTATTTACTTTAATCTTTAAAGCATCAATCATATCTGAACCATTTTCTAAATCAATAATTAAACAATCATTTAGTTCTGCTAATATACTAGTCTTACCTATTTTAGGGGGACCATATATTATCATATTTTTAGGCGATTTACGGCTAGCCTTTACCTTTGTTGTTGGTAATTCCATTTTTATTATATTTTAAATTGATGTTTAAGAATACTTATGTATGAATCTTTTACATATAATGTGGCGGATCTAGATCCATACTTTTTTACTTCATCTTCAGTTCCTCTAAGTTTTACATCTGTTACGACATCCTTAGGAAACCATAAAGAATTAGGTCTGTCTTTCCATCTGACATTAGCTTTAACTAAAAATAAAATACCTTTATCAGTCTCTTTAAGGATTTTACCCCTTATTTTTTTACTATTATAATTCATATTTAATTATTTTTTAGTATGCTTCATATCCATCATCTTCATATATATCCTCATAAGTTTTTAATAATTTATTTTTTACATCTAATTCTTTATTTAATTTTTTTTCTGTTTTATACATTATTAAAAACATCCAATATATTCCAAAAAAAGCTCCTATTAAAAAAGAAATTCCTATCACTCCTAATGGTTCTAGTAAATTGGTATATTCCATAATTATAAGTATTTTATTCTAACTACACAATCATTTATTTCTTTTTGTGTAATTTTATATTTATTTATTTTTTCTTGCCTTAATTTAATTAATGCACTTTTATTAGCTCTTGGTATTTCAAATACCTCATTTTTATGTTCTATTGAAGAAGAATGACATATCATCTTATCAATAGTTTGTGTTAAATTTTTACAAATTTCAATTACTCTTTCTCTTTTTGTTAATTTTCTCATAATATTTATTTTTTTCTTTCATTAATAGTAAATGTTGACATCTCAGCTTCAAATGCTATCATTCCAAGTAGTCCATCTCTATTTTTTTCTACATGAGTAGCTAATAATCCTACTGGATCTTCATTACAATATAGATCTGTAATTCCATACAAATCATTGGGACGTTGTAACATCATTACAACATGAGCATCTTGTCCAATACTATCACCACCAAATAAATCTGTTAATAATGGTTGATACTGTGCTTTGGCTCTATGTTCTTGTTCTATGTTTCTATTAAGTTGAGATAATAAAATATTTATAACTCCCATTTTAGCTTGAAGCCACATACATCCTTTACTTATATCATTTAACTTTTGAAGTTCTTGTTCTTTATCACTTAAAACTAATCTTGAATGATCAAATACATTTATAATAGTATAATCTGGTTTTTTATTTGTAACAAGTACATTAGTTTCTTTAATAAATTCCATATTTCTAGGTATATTATTAAAATACATAGGATATTTCATATATCTAGAAACTTTTTCCTTATATTTTTTATAATCTTCAATACTTAATTTATTTTCTACTGATAACAGTTCACTTACTTCCTTTTTTATATCTTTTGAACCAGCTCTAAGTATCTGTTGATAGCCAGGCATTTCAAAACTCCAGTATAAAACAAGTAAATTTTTATTTTCATTATTATCTAATACATCGAAAATCATTTGATTACTAAATGCTGACTTACCTACACCAGGTCTCCCAGCAATTACATACATTTTACCAGGTTGTAAACCTCCTAATAAATTTTTATTTAATCTTTCCCATTTTGTAGGATAAATACGTCTATTTCCTAACATTGCAGTTTTAACTTCATTTAACGAAGTTGTAACTGATTGTGAAATAGTTTTAAAACCTTTTTGTTTAAAGGGATCTTGTAATCCTTGTGGTAGTTTCTCCTGTGTCATGTTCATCTAAGTTTTCATACTTTTCCCAAGTATGGTTATTAATCCAAGTCTCTAAATTTTGAAAATAAGAAAGACTATTTCTTTCTATTAACAATTGTTTATTTAAACACTCTATTATATGTTTATGTTTATAAACTTTTGTTCCTATAATTTTTCGATATCTTAATTTTGATTTAAGATTTGCTTGAGCATCTGGATCCTTAGCATGTAATATTCTAACACCTCTATCAGGAGAATTTACTTTCATAGGATAGGTACTAATAAGCTCGGCGAACATCTGTTCAAAATCAGATGAAAAGAGGTCTATAAACTCTTGTCTAATGATATGATTATCAGCTGTTTCACCAAGCTTAATGTAACCTTTTTCTTGTAAATTTTCTAAATTTGGTCTAAGATTAAGATTGTTTAAATAATTAATTTCTTCTCTATGTAAAAGATACAAATAAATAAAATCATCAGCAGATATGCCGGTTTGCTTTAACATTTCGAAATCTATATCTATTTTCATAATTAATAAGTATAAAAAAATTTGTTATAATTATTTTTAAATCTTTTACAAATATAACAGATTTTATAACGATATACAAATTTTAATGATAATTATTTCCAGATAACATTATTTAAATTCTTTACAGATTGTTTCAGCCATTTTTCTTCTTGACTATCTTTAACATAAAGAATAATAATCTTCCCAATTTTATCTTCTTGAAATCTCAATAATCTTCCAACTCTTTGAATCATAGATAAAGATTTACTAGTAATTCCACATATAATCCCCATATTAGCATCAGGTACATCCAGCCCTTGATTTAAAGCTTTTGTAGAACATAATACATTTATTTCATTGTCTCTAAACTTTTGTAATGCAGTTTCCTTTTGTTTTTTAGTTTTACCACTATGATATGCTAATGCAAGAGGAAATGCTGCTTTACATAAATCATCAGTAAATTTATTAGCTCCACTAAATACTAATATTTTCTTATTTAAATTAGATAAAACCAATTTTTGAAATTCAACTATTTTATTTGCAGCAAAATCTACTATAGCTTTTCTTTCTCTTATAGCTTTATAAAATAGTGCAGCTGCTTTCTTATCTTGAGGACTTGCATTTGAGTTCTTTATAATTGATTTAGCATTATCAAATGCATCAAAATGTCCCAGAGCATATTTCCATTTAACAAAAGTATTATTCACATGTTTATACTCAGCTTGCTCAGTAATAGTTAGTTTAACTGGTACACATTCAATTATATATGGGGCAACAATTCCTAAAGAAACGCACTCATCTAAACTTATTTTATAAATTACAGGAGCAATTTTCATAAGTATATTTTTATATTCTTCTTCTTCAGGTAATGTTGCAGTCATACATAATAAACTATCATATATATT